GGCACGGCACAAGCCCACATGCGGCGACCCGAGGTGTGTGAGCCCAGAGCACAACAAAAGGCTACCGGTGGGCAAGAAAAAGCATTTGCCCAGCAGTCAACCGGCTTGATAAACAAGTCAATCAAACGTAAACTCTTCAAGCCCCCTATGCACCGCGAACCCGGAGCGGCGGGCCAGGGATAAATGGCCCGGATTTCATGGCGAATGCACCAGACGCTTGACCGGGGGAGGTGAGAACGGCAGTCACCCAGCAGGGCCAGATCAAGCCCTGTAAGTCCGATGGGTGACACAACAAACCAGGGGTGCAGGCCCTGCACCCTTGAATCAAGGAACTGATATGCAAGTGACCAAAGCCACCATTACCCCGCTCGAAGACGGCACATTCGCAGTCGAGTGCGAGCACACGAAGCCCGACATGCAGGACGACATGCCGCCTGGGATGCCGCCCGAGATGAGCCAGCCCGAGATTTACGACACGCTGGACGAGGCGATGGAGTACCTGCGCAGCAAGCTGACCGGCGAGAAGAGCAAAGAGAAAATGATGATGGAAGGGGAGGAGGACTTCCTGGCGGGCTTCAAGGGTGCGAACGGCGACCAGGGGTACTGAGATGAATAACAGCACATCGCCAGACCTGACCGACAAGGGCGTAGAGGCGCTGATCCAGGCCAAGGGCAAGACCGCACCGCGCGTGACGCCCACTGACGTGGAGGGCAACATTGCCGGTGTGTACTACTTCACCGCAAAGGACGGCGTCCAGGCTGCGTTTCACAGTCAAGATGAATTGACGCGATTAACCGGCGCTCATGCAGAACTTGCGTTTCTCACCTTCTGCGTCCTTGTCCTGAAAAACGGATTCACCGTCACTGGTGAGTCGGCATGCGCATCGCCTGAAAACTTTGACCCCGAGATTGGCCGCAAGGTCGCCCGCGCCAACGCAGTGGCAAAGGTGTGGCCGCTGCTAGGGTACGAGCTGAAGAGCCGCCTCGCAGGCCAGGAGGTCTAAGATGGTGAAGAAGGCAGCGGTCAAGGTGGTTGCGCCCAAGGTGGCTGTGCCGTCTAAGCGCACGCCAGAGGTGGAGGCTGCAATTCTTCAGGATGTCGCGCAGGGAATCGCCCTTGTGAATGCGTGCAAGACGCAGGGCATCGTGACATCAACTTTCTTTCGGTGGCTGGATTCGTCCGAGCAGCTTCGCAACGACTACGCGCAGGCACGCGAGGCCCAGGCAGATTTCCACGCCAGCGAGATCGTGGCGATCTCCGATGAGGTGGAAGTGTCCCAGGTGGTCACGCCCGATGGCGTGGTCGACTTCAAGCTGGACGCTGTGGCCGTGGCCCGCAACCGGCTGCGCATCGATGCGCGCAAGTGGGTGGCTGCGAAGATGCTGCCCAAGAAGTACGGCGACAAGGTGGAGAACGTCCACACCGGCGCAGACGGTGGGCCCATCGCACTGAGCCTCACCGTTTCGTTCGTGAAGCCGAAATGAGCGTCTGCGAAGTCGGGCAAATGAGCAGCATCCAAATGCCAGAGTGGGCAGGCTTTCTGTTTCAGCCCAGCCGCTACAAGGTGGCCTACGGCGGGCGCGGAAGCGGCAAATCGTGGGCTTTTGCGATGGGCTTGCTGATCGAGGGTGCGCAATCACCACACCGCATTCTTTGTGCCCGTGAGGTGCAGAAGTCCATCAAAGAATCTGTGCACAACCTCTTGTCGGCGCAGATCGTGGCGATGGGGCTTGAGAATTTCTATGAGGTTCTGGAGACAGAGATTCGCGGGAAGAATGGGACCACGTTTTCTTTTGCCGGGCTTTCGCAGCACACCGTCGCCTCCATCAAGTCGTTTGAGGGTGTGACGCGGTGCTGGATCGAAGAAGCTCAGTCCGTCAGCAAACGAAGTTGGGATGTGCTGCTGCCCACGATTCGGCGCACCGGCTCGGAAATCTGGGTGACGCTGAACCCCGAGATGGACACCGACGAGACCTACCTGCGTTTCATTGTCAACAAGCCGCCAAACTGCGCCTCTGTAGAGGTGAACTTCGATCAAAACCCGTGGTTCAACGAGGTGCTGGAGCAGGAGCGGGCGTACTGCAAGCTGACCGCGCCCGACGACTACGACACGATCTGGGAAGGCAAGTGCCGCGCTGCTGTGGTGGGTGCCATTTACGCACGCGAGATGGACGCCGCGAACCGCGATGGCCGGGTGTGCTTTCTGCCCCATGATCCCAAGCTCAAAACGCATGTGGTGTTCGACCTGGGGTGGAATGACTCGATGGTGGTGGCCTTCGTGCAGCGCCACCTATCCAGCATCCGCATCATCGATGCGATCAAGGACAGTCACCGAATTCTGGATACCTACGCCCAGGAGATTCTGGACCGCAAGTACCGCATCGGGAAGGTGTTCTTGCCACACGATGGCTTCCACAAGGACTACAAGACCGGCAAGAGCGCAGAAGAGATGCTGCGCCGGTTCTTCCCCAAGAAGCGCCAGATCGTCCAAGTGCCCAGCATGAGCATTGAAGCCGGCATCAAGGCCGCACGGGCCACGCTGGCGATGACTGCGTTCGACAAGGTGAAGGCCGAGTCGATCACCGACGCGCTCAAGCGCTACAGGCGGGCGATCAACAGCCGCACCGAGGAGCCTGGGTCGCCCCTGCACGATGACGCATCCCACGGGGCCGATGTGTACCGGTATGTGGCGATCTGCGCCGACCAGATGACCAATGAGGACGAGGTGAAGGTGGACAGCATCACGCCCTTCGAGCCCCTGGACGCTGAGATGGGGTTCTGATTGCATAACCAAAACAGCGCAATCTGGCGCAATCAGAAGAAATACAGGACAATCAAGACATGAATGACACCGAGTTGCTGCCAGACGATGACCGCGATCAGTTGCTGATTGACCGCGTGGAGGCGTTCGGCACCTCGCTGGCGCGCAAGCGCGACGAGGCCGTGGCCGCTCGCCGGGAGTGCGGCATCGAAGAGGAGTGGCACGCCGCAGAGGATGCGTACCAAGGCATTGACGAGGCCAGCCGGGGCGACAGCAAGATGGCAAAGCCTGTCTCGCCCGAGGGTGGCGTGGTCACCAGCGCACGCAGCAGGAGCGCCACGCGCAGCACGGTGGTGATGAACATCACCCGGCCCTATGTGGACGCCGCGTCTGCCCGAGTGTCCGACATGCTGCTGCCGACAGACGACACCCCCTGGGGTCTGAGCCCTACGCCCAAGCCGCAACTTGTTATGAGAATCAAGGGTGCAGGCCCTGCACCCCTGACAGCTTTGCCACCCGGTCAACCAATGGGGATGACTGGGCTACCTCCCGGTATGCCTGGGATGCCGCCAGAGATGGCCGGGATGCCACCGCAGCCACCACCACTCGACCCAGCCCAGCAGGCGCAGGCGATGGCCGACGCCGAGGAGCAGCAGGCCAAGGACGCTTGCGAGCTGGCAACGACCCAGATCGAGGACTGGCTGATCCAGTGCCAGTGGCACGCCGAGGTCAGGAAGATGATCGAGGACTGCGCTCGCCTGGGCACCGGCATCCTGAAAGGGCCAACACCTGCCCGGCGCAAGAGCCGCAGGATGAGCCAAGAAAACGGCACCGTCAGGCTGGTGATCGAGGAGTCGATCTGCCCCGAGTCGCGCTGCATCAGCCCTTGGAACCTGTACCCCGATGGGGCCTGCGGCGAGAACGTGCAAGACGGCTCTGGCGTGTGGGAGAAGGACAGCCTCTCAGCCAAGTCCCTGCGCGAGCTGAAGAAGCTGGACGGCTACATCGACAGCCAGATCGACCGGGCGCTCGAAGAAGGCCCAGGGGCCAAGGGCGAGGGCATGGGCTACAAGTCGAAGGTGAGCGCATCTGACCGCGATGTGTACGATGTCTGGTATTACCACGGCTGCGCCGACCGCGAAGACTTGGAAGCCGCTGGTGTGGACGTGCCAGAGGAGGGCGACGTGACCGCGCACTGTGTCGTGACGATGGTCAACAACCGGGTTATCAAGGCCGCGATCAACCCGCTGGACTCGGGCGAGTTCCCGTATGACGTGATGGCGTGGCAGCGCAAGAGCGGCCTGCCCTACGGAACGGGGGTGGCGATGCAGATCAACGTGCCCCAGCGGATGCTGACCGGTGCAATCCGCAACATGAACGACAACGCGGGCCTGTCTGCCGGGCCTCAGATCGTGGCGCGCAAGGGCGCTATCGTGCCCGCTGATGGCAAGTGGGAGATGACGCCTCGCAAGTTCTGGTGGGCCAACGAGGACGCGGACCCAGGCGCGGTGCAGCAGGCGTTCATGGTGTTCAACATCCCGACGATGCAGCAAGAGCTGATGAACATCGCTCAGTACGCGATGAAGATGGCCGAGGACGTGACCGGTCTGCCCGCGATGATGCAAGGCCAGAACACGAACGCACCCGACACCGTGGGCGGGATGCAGATGATGCAGAACAACGCAGGTACGGTGCTCAGACGCATCGTCCGGCTGTTCGATGACAAGGTGACCGAGCCGCACATTCGGCGCTACTACGAGTGGCTGATGCTCTACGGCGACGATGACGCCGCCAAAGGCGACTTCCAAATTGACGCCAGGGGGTCAACCGCTCTGGTTGAACGCGACGCACAGAGTCAGTCGATCATGCAGATGGGTGCGCTGGCGACCAACCCGGCCTTTGGCATTGACCCTGAAAAGTGGTTCATGGAGACCCTGAAGTCTCAGCGCCTGGACCCCTCGCGCTTCTTGATGGACGAGGACAAGAAGGCGGCGATGGAGCAGCAGCCACCACCGCAAGACCCGGCGCTGGAGATCGCCAAGATGCGTGTCGATGCGGACATGCAAAAGGCACAGCTCACCACCCAGACTGCGCTCCAGAAGGCGCAGATGGACAACGAGACCCGCGTGCAGACCTCGGGCCAGGAGGTTGCCGCCAGCGTGGAGAAGATGCGGATCGATACCGACCGCGACAACGTACTGGTCAATTCTCGCGCCCGACGCGATGAGTCCATGCACATGGCGAAGATGGCAGAGCTGGAGCTGCGCCGTGACTTGGCAATGCTGGATTACGCCAACCGTGAAAAATTGTCGCTTGACCGCGTGAAGTCTGAGCTGGCGCGAGAGGCCATGAAGATCAATTCCGTGAAGGAGTTGGCCGGTGTAAAGGCCCCAGCAGACCTGATGCCCACGCCACCGATTGAGCCTCCAGGTCGCGCCGAGCCGGGCAACTCGTACCCCGCATGAAGCTCGACGCCATCGACAAACGCAGCGCCCTGTGGCTGAAGCTACAGGCGCACTGGCGCACCCAGTTGGACACGCTGCGGCGGCGCAACGACGGGCCACTGAGCCCAGACGAAACAAC